CACGCGCCTAACGCGCCTATATGCGCCCCCATACGCGCGCGCGCGTACTTCGTTACAATGAAAGAAGGGGTTGAAAATGCCGAGAACAACTGAAAGCGAAAAAGCCGTGGAAGCTTATCTGGTCAAGCGGATGAGGGAAATCGGAGGGAAGGCCTACAAATGGGTTTCCCCTGGTAACGATGGTGTGCCGGACAGGATATGCCTATTCCCGTCCGGGATATGCGAACTGGTAGAGCTGAAGGGTAAAGGGGGGGCATTGACCCCGTCGCAGAAGAAGCGGTTTCCGGAATTGGCGCGTTTGGGCCGGCGTATCTGGGTGCTATGGAGCCGTCAGGAGGTAGATCGGTTCCTGGCCTACATGCAGGGAGGTGATCGAGATGCAATTTCAACCACACCCGTATCAGGCTTATTGTATCAACCGCCTGCTGACTGATCCCGCCCTGGGACTGTTTTTGGACATGGGCCTGGGCAAAACCGTTATCACCCTGACGGCGATCAACGATTTGGAATATAACCGTTTTGCAGTCGCAAAGGCGCTAATTGTGGCGCCGAAAAAAGTAGCGGAAGCCACATGGCAGAAAGAAGCAACAAAGTGGGATCACCTTCGGCACTTACGATTTTCAACGGTACTGGGTAGTGCGGCCAAACGCATTCGGGCTTTGAATACACCGGCAGACGTGTGGGTGATTAACCGTGAGAATGTCCCGTGGCTGGTGGAGTATTACCAGAACGCCTGGCCTTTTGACATGGTAGTGCTGGATGAAAGTAGCAGCTTTAAGAATCACCAGGCGAAACGGTTCAAGTCGTTAACCTGGGTGCGGCACAGTATCTGCCGGATCGTGGAACTGACCGGTACCCCATCACCCAACGGATTACTGGACTTGTGGGCTCAGTTGTATCTACTGGATGAGGGGCAACGGCTAGGGCGGAAGATCACACATTTCCGGGAACGGTATTTTGAACCGGATCAGCGCGGGCGTGATATGGTGTACAGCTATGCTCCAAAGATTGGGGCCGCCGAAGCTATCCGTCAATTGATTGGCGATATCTGTGTCAGTATGAAAGCCGAAGATTACTTGAGTTTGCCTGATTGTATTTACAATGATATCCCGGTGGTGCTGGATACTAAGGCAGAAGCAGCCTACCGAAAGCTGGAGACGGAAGCACTGCTACAAGTAGCGGAATCTGTTATTGACGCCGGCAGCGCAGCTGTACTGACTAACAAACTGCTACAAATGTGTAATGGCGCGGTATATGACACAGATGGTCAGATGGTCGAGATCCACAGATGCAAATTGGAGGCTTTTCTGGAAACGGTAGAAAGCTTACAAGGACAGCCGGTATTGGTGTTCTATAACTTCAAGCATGATTTGGAGCGGTTAGAAGGGGCGCTGGTGGGTTCCGGGCTGCGGGTTCGGAGGTTAACCGGGGCGGCAGAAGAGACGGCCTGGAACAACCGGGAAATTGATGTACTGTTGGCACACCCGGCCAGCTGTGCTTATGGATTGAATTTGCAGGCTGGCGGAAACCACGTTATCTGGTTTGGACTGAACTGGTCTTTGGAGCTGTACCAGCAAGCAAACAAGCGGCTGCATCGCCAGGGACAAACCGAGAAAGTTATTATTCATCATCTTGTGGTGCAGGGCGGAGTTGATGAGGATGTAATTACCGCACTGCAGGACAAAGGGGATACACAGGACGCACTAATGCGGGCATTGAGAGCCCGAATTAATCGAGTAAAGGAGGCGAACCCATGAACGGTCCTACCTGGCGGAGATCATCGACGCGGCGAGAGCGGGAGGGGCACCGCGAGAGCATATCCAGGCGTTGCAGCTGGCGCGAGAGGCGCTGGATGCAGATACCGGAATGCAAAAAGAGCTTGCCCAGACAAGACAGTATCTACGCGAGGCACTTGATACCGCAAAGGCAAACGCGCAGCTGTTTGATGATGCGCGTGTCGAGCGGGACGAAGCAATAAAGTGCATCAAAGACTATGAGATGTACTACGGCCGCGGAGACGAAGAGCGTGCAAGACACGTACTAGAAAAATGGATGGAGGAGGAATCAAAATGAACATCACTGGATACGACGTGGTCTATGACGAGCGGGTATACCATTGCATTGATCTTCAGCCCGAGTGGGGACCTGACTTTGTCGACGACGGATCGGTTGGAGCTAGAGAGCCCAAGATGTTACATGTAATGTGCATTGACAGTGACACCAATGTTACAGCATTATACGACGAGGCGTGGCGCTTCCGGTTCGTGAGGAGGGCTAATCATGAATGAACTGAAACCTTGCCCGTTTTGCCGATGTAACGATCGTAGAGTTAGCGTGCGCCGGCAAGGATCAAAAGGCTATAGGGTAATTTGCGGAAAATGCGGGGCATCTGGTCCTTATGTTGCCATAACCGGCAATAAAATTGCTGCACAATCTGTAGCAATCGAAGCCTGGAACAGGAGGGCGACACATGATTACCATCACCTTTGGAGCTGATGATCGGGTGTCTATTAAGAGCGGCGTCGGACAGGCTCGGGGGCAGGAACGATAAGAGGAGGCCAAAGTGACTACATATTGCTTGGGAGATCGGTGCCCGTATCTCAACAGAGTCAACAGGGTGTGCCTTTGGCCACGTGAGTGTCCGCGCGGATTGGATATTGCGTCAGGATTAAGTGGTTACCATGGCCCGGACAAGCAGAAGCTGTTGACAAAAGCAGAGCAATAGCGGGAGGGGGAGAAGCAAAATGAACTGGCAAAAAGAAGCTATTAACGATCTGAGGAACTATCGCCAGCGGAAACAGTCCCTTGAAAATATGGCGGAGCGCAGGGCGGCACTTGAGGACCGGGTTAAAAGTATCCGTTGTGTGGCTACCGATGCTGATCCTGTGCAGGGGGGCAGTAGCCGGATGGAGGATAGCTTGATCAACAATATCGTTGAACGCGATCGCCTCTACTGGACAATGCAGGCAACACAGAGGTTGGTTGATCTAACCGAAAAGGGCCTCGCAGGGTTAGATAATCGGCAGCGAACAGTGTTGGAGAAGTTCTATGTGGATCGATGCCCAAATCATGTGGAGTGGTTGTCAGAACATTTGTGTATTGAGAAATCACAGGTATATCGAACTAAGGACGATGCGCTTTATGGGTTTACTGTGTCTATGTTTGGCCTGATTGATTATTGAAGAGGGGAAAAAGAGGGGAAGTTTTTTCGGTAAATCTGTGTTATGATGATAGCATAGATAAAGCGGAGAGCGTCCTGGAGAAATCCGGGGCGCTCTTGCTATATGGTGGATTAGAGCATTTGTGCCAGACATAACTGCTGGCGGTTGGGACGGCGGGTGACAAAGATGATATGTCCATATATTGTGACGCGCAAGACGGTTCGGCAATGGACCTCCGATCATAACGACGACGGGGTGGAAGTGTCCGGTGAGGTGATCGAATACAATGAAGCGATTCCGTTTGCGTGTGCCGAGAAAGGATGCGCCGCGTGGCATGATGGGCGGTGTCAGTATCGGGGTGAGTAGGTGGTGAGGGATGGCGCGACTGACCGACAAACAAAAAAGATTTGTACAAGAGTATCTTGTGGATCTTAACGCGACAGCAGCTGCCAAAAGAGCAGGATACAGCGAAAAAACCGCAGATCGGATTGGACCTGAGCTGCTTGGAAAAACTTGTGTTTCTTCAGCTATCCATAAGGCAATGGAAAAACGAGAAAAAAGAACAGAGATCACTCAGGATAGGGTGTTAAAAGAACTGGCCGCCATCGGCTTTGCCAGGGGAACGGATTATGCACAGATACAGTCAAGCGGTCGTGTAAGCCTTACCCCTACGGAGGAATTGACGGAGGAACAGAAAGCGGCGGTTCTTGGGGTAAAGGAAACACAGTATGGCGTGGAGATCAAACTGGCGGATAAGGTAAGAGCCTTAGAATTATTGGGTAAGCACATAGGGCTTTGGGATAAAAAGGATTTGGACGATAGCGAGGGAGAACTAGAACGATTGATCAATGGGTTGAAACAAGATGAATGATGTGTATACTCCGAAGCAACGTGATCTTATGCGATTGTGGCAAAGTGGAAAGCTAAAGAGGATAAACTTGCTAGAAGGATCTGTGCGTTCGGGAAAAACTTGGATATCCCTGGTGCTTTGGGCGTTTTGGGTTGCTACGATGCCCAAAGACGGTAATTACCTTATGGTGGCTAAAACGCTGACATCCCTGCGCCGGAATTGTCTGGATTTATTGGGGGAGCTTGTAGGGACAAAGAATTGGCAGTACAGCCTGTCCCGAAAAGAAGGGCGACTTTTCGGACGCCTTGTATACCTAGAAGGGGTAAATGACGTCCGTGCGGAGAGCAAAATCCGAGGCATGACGCTTCAGGGGGCCTATTGCGACGAGTTGACATTGTTTACCGAGGACTTTTTTGCGATGCTGTTGTCCCGGCTTTCCATGCATCAGGCCAAGGTGATAGCAACTACCAACCCAGATAGTCCCGGGCATTGGCTGAAGACCAAATATATGGACCGGTCGGCTCGGTTGGATATGCTGATTGACACTTTCCTGATCGAGGACAATACCTTCCTTGACGCGGAATATGTGACGCAACTGAAAGCGGAATACACTGGCATTTTCTATGACCGATTTATCCTCGGGAAATGGACGATGGCGGAGGGGCGGATCTACGATATGTTCAACCCCGAGAGCGATGCAGTCAAGGACGAGGATCGGAATTATACTGAGTGGTATATATCCATGGACTACGGTACACAAAATCCCACCGCCATGCTCCTTTGTGGGAAACATGAAGGGACCTGGTATGCGGTACGGGAGTATTACTACTCCGGTCGGGACAGTCGAAGGCAGAAAACCGACGAAGAATACTATGTGGATCTGGAGGCATTTGCAGCGGGCATACCGATCAGAGCAGTTATCATTGACCCAGCAGCAGCCTCTATGATTGCCTGTATCCGCAAGCATGGGAAATATCGGGTTATTCCGGCACAGAATGAGGTGTTAGACGGGATCCGAAACACAGGTGTTGCTTTGCAGACAGGATCTGTGCAAATTTGTCGTGCTTGCCAACAGACGTTGCGGGAAATGAGCGGGTATGTATGGGATCCCAAGGCGGCACAGCGAGGAGAGGACAAGCCACTGAAAATAGATGACCATGCGATGGATGCCCTGCGTTATTTTGTGCAGACCATCCTCGCCCGGAAGAATGACGCTGGACAGGTGGTCAATGTAATCAACAGGAGATGACGAGATGCTGACAGATTTAAGTTTCCTTCAGCCTGGCCGGCCGTGGCCGCCTCCGTGTGAGAAGGAGCGGCTGAGGCGTTATGCCTATAACCGGGCATTATTTGCTAATGACTGCGATGATAAATATCGAGAGCAGGCCAAGCGGATCGAGCGGGTGATCGGGGAATACCGGGAAGTGGTGAGCTATCATATCGCCCTCAACTATCCCAAGCGGATAAGTGTCAAGACCGCTGACCTATTGTTGGGAGAACCACCAAAGTGGGATGCAGGAGAGCAAACAGGCACCCTGGATAAGATTGCCGCCCGCTCCACTCTCATCGGCGGATCCTTGCGTGAGGCCGTGCTGGATATCAGCATGTGTGGGGACGGGCTACTGTACATACGGCGGACTGAGCAGGGGGCGATAATCGATACAGTAGCCCCCGATATCTGGTTTCCGGTAGTTAGCCCGAACAACATCAAGGAGATTGTCTGCCATGTTCTTGCCTGGCAATACAGCGTGACAGAGGGGGAACGGACCGCCGAATATCTCCGGCTGGTGATCCATGATCGAGGGCAGTACACGGAGCGGACACACATGCTGGACAGCGGAACCATTGGAAAGATGGTTGGGGAAGAGAGAACCACACCTACTGGGCTGGATGATTTCGCTGTGTTGCATATCCCCAACACAACCACCTCCCGAAGCCTGTACGGTATGGACGATTATACCGACATCGACAGCATCGTCAGCGAATTAGAAGTACGGATTGACCAGATTGCACGGGTATTGGATAAGCACACTGATCCCACCATGCAGGGCCCAAGGAGTGCCCTAATCAAGGATGCCGCTGGCAATTATGTGTTTCCCGCGGGGAACTACGTTATTAACCAGGATGAGAACGGAAACACCGCCAATGTGGGGTATTTGACTTGGGACGCCCAGCTCGCGGCCAACTTTACGTTAATCGATAAACTGATCGATCAGCTATATACCCAATCGGAAATGGGGGCGGCAATCTTCGGAGACGTCGCCAACAAGAGCGGGAGCATCCCCAGCGGAACGGCCCTGCGGCGGATGATGATTTCTCCGCTGGCCAAAGTCAGCCGCATCCGGGAAAAGCTGGATCCGGCGCTGAAAAAGGCGTTCCGGTTAGCTGCCAAGCTGGACGGGGTGACGGTGGGGGATATATCCATCACCTGGAAGGACGGCTTGCCCGACGACCCGAAAGAATCGGCGGAGATTATGCAGATTCGGACAGGAAATAAAGCCACCATCAGCCAATACAGTGCGATTCAGATGTTAGATGGACGCACGGACCCGGATACCGCGGCAGAACTTGACCTTATCCGGCAGGACGACGAGGTGATGTTGAATGGTACAGGGGCGGTTGGCGATCAGAGCGGAGAGTATGAGCCGGACGCCTCTCCCGATTCCGGAGAGGCCGGTGAGGCCTGATGGCGAATACCGGAGCAGAAAAGCTCATCAAGCTATATGAAA